CATCTTCAATCCAAAGTTCATGTTTGACAGCCCATTTTTCAAGGTCGGTACGAGTATCTAAATTGTGCTCGATTATTTCATCCATCGAAGAGTCAAAATTCAAACGCTCGTATAACTCTTTTGCATCACCAATGGACTCATCAACTTCTATTCGATCATTAATTAATTCTCTAATATATTTTTTCATAGCTGACTTTCTTTGAAATAAACCTATTGATTTCATCACTCTATTCCTCATCACTTTAGTTATTTAATTATGCCATCCCCTTGATGACGTAGTCATTATTTCATACTTATGTTGTATAGTCAACCAACGGTTGATAATTAAATAAAAAAAGCCCCCAACCCGTTAAGGCTGGAGGCAAAGGATGTGTCCAATTAAGGGGAGAAAGACACATCGAAGGGGTTAGTCGTCACAAGTGCTGCAATACAACGGATTGAATTCCTCAATATCCTCACCGCCGCAAATGCCACACTCTAAATAAATCTCTACCCTCTCAGCATAAGAGTTTCCGAAGGGCTCGTAATGCTTCTCTTTAATCTCGTGCACATCGTGTTCATCAATGACGCCACATTTGTCGCATCTGTACATTGTCATTTATCGACCTCCCATATGTCGTCGAAAACATCCTCAGTCTTAGACTCATCAAACTCAGCCCAATCAACCTTTAAACCGTTACTCGCATCAAAAATAAATCGTGCAGACTCTAACGTCGCGATCTGAATAAACCGGACGCGGTGATCACCAATGCGGGCATATTTACCCTGTTCAAACATATTTGCGTAGCTGTTTAACTTGCGCCAGAACCCGACCTCTTTTATCGGGGTCTCGTATTTGCTTTTTAACGTTGAGCAGTAAATGTCATACACCTCTGACTTTTGAGCCTCACTGCCGAACATAAGGCAGTTACCAGCAACTCTACTTTCACGCAGCTCACCACTCATTAGGCAGTTAAATAGCCATTGATCAACGGTGTCCAGCGCCTCAAGTTTTTGGTCTTGCAGCGCATCTGTCTGCGGCACTAGCCTCAAGTTTGTCGCGCTTAAATCAAAGGTCTTGAGATAATGTAAGAGTGCACTTGCACCCCCAGTGTTGAACCACCGGTCAAGCTCACTGAAATATTTAGAATCTTGCTTGCGCTCGACACCCACATCGAACACAGCGAACCGGCGCTCATCTAAACTGGCGGGTACGACATAACCCTCATTACTGGTAAAAAGAATTCTTGTGTAATTGGCCGCGGTGTAGGCATCAACGCCCTTGCGCTCAATCGTTATTTCAGGGTTTGTCAGTAAATCTTTTAGCGCACCCTCAGAGGCTTTTGCGCCAGCCCAATAAGCCTCATCGGCTTGTAGCAGCAACGTGTCTTCAAGGTGTTTGTTGAAATTACCGGTAACGTGCTCTGCCCTGCTCACTATCTTGTGATGAGCCTTAAACAGCCCCCCTAAAAGCTCACCAAACTTAGTCTTGCCCGTGCCTTTACGGCCTCTTAAGACAAGCCCGACACCAATCTTACTCATAGGCTGCTGAACGATTTGTGCAGCCCAGCTAATAATGTAATTAGCGTGCAGCTCATTACCATCAGCAACGACACTGGTGACAAAATCTAACCACGGCTCGACATCACCCTCTGTCGCGGTGTAGCTCCACCCGCGCCACAGGTTATACCGATCAAGAATCTCCATATCTGGTGCAAACGACAGTCCAGCGGCAAAGGTTCTTCGCTCTGGATGCTCTAGCCACATATCGACAAGGTTCAACAGTTTTGGCTTCTCATCACCTGACAAGACGCGGCAGTTCATGTGTTCTTTCTTTAAATCTTCAAGCTTATACAGGACAATACTGCCCTTACTGATATCCTCTCGAATGACACGGGCTGAACCCTCTACGTGTACAAATGCCCACTCTCTGAGCATTCTTGGAAGTCTCTCTTCAACAACACGCTCACTAACAACAGCCTTTTCCATTTGCTTGACCGACGCCAGTGTTATCGGAGCTCTTCCTTTGGTATCGAATGTCGCGTAACGCCTTTCACACTCACCGTCGCGGTGCTTGCTACTGTCGGAGCTCCACTCATCCCAAATTATCCACCCTGTGTCAGCGCCATCGAAGTGATGGTGCAGAGCCATGCCAACTTTGACCCAGTCATCATGGTGGCTGTCGGGGTCAACACTGTTGAGTAAGTCTCTAACACCCGCCTCATCAACATCCATCTTTGGTTTAAACATGGTGATGTCGTCGGGGTCGAAATCGACAGGTGTTACACCCTTTCTTGCAAGCTCCCAGCCTGTTTCATCACCAGCGATTTGTTCAAAATAAGAAACAAAAGCCTCTGCCTTTTCTTTGGTCATTAAAGGGAGAGAGCTTTGAGGGTGATCAGCAATGCTACCTCTGGCAGCGTTCCATCGATAAGCCTTGCCATTTGGATGCATTCCAAACGCCACAAACTGTTGACCATCGGCCAGTATCTCCACAGCATGAGTGGTACTCATTGCATCCTCATACTCACAGCTTCTTATCTTTTTGAAGGTAGTTTCAACACGGTAAGGCAGAATGCACTTGGGAAAGTTTCCGTATCGGACAGGCGATGTGCCGACATTCTCTTCTAACCACATCACCAGTTTTTTGTTCTTTTCTTTGTCATAGCAATCGATATCAACAGCCACAGTGTTGCGACATAAAACACCAACACCACCATCGGCATGACCATTGGCAAGCCACTTATCAACATCATCGTGTGTTGCCCTGATATCCTGCCAACCCTGAATCATTGGCGCTTTTTTGCTTTTCATAATCGGCACAATCTCATAGCCTTGATCCACAAGCTTGTGACCGAAATCCCTTAAAAACCCCATACCCTCACATCCTTATAAGTATTTACTTGCTCTTGTCATCGCTGCTAACTCAGCTTTATCTATCTGTTTGCTGCTCCAGCGCATCGCATTGCTTATCCCCATAAGCGCGTTTGCTGAGTATTTAAAAAAGTAATATTTAAGATTGTTCTTATCTACTGATTGCATAGACCGGCTCCTTTTGATTGAAATCCTCAACGATGTCAGGACATAGCTGCTTCCAATTCACTTTGCCCGACGTGAGTAGCTCCATTTGTAAAGCCCTGTGAGCTGGAATGATCCCAGACACCCGCCATTTACTGAGTGCTTGCTTAGTCACATCGAGCGTTCTAGCAAGAGAGCTATCATTTTTTAAACTGGAATGCACAACGACATTATCTAAAGCAGATTGAACCGTCGGTGCGTGAATACTGATATGCAACATTGAATATTTCTCCATGCAAGTTTGTTGTTGTTTATACTACATTTGGTTGACACAATATTCCACAGACACTATTATGTCAACTATTGGATTGAATTAGATATACAACATTACGTTGTAATAAAGTCATAAGGAAGTGAATAGATGGTTGATCATGCGATATTGAGTGCGAGTGGTTCTGCAAAGTGGATGAACTGCGCTGGAAGTATTTTAGCGGAAAGTGGAATGCCAAAAGATGAGGGCTCACATTTTGCTCAAGAGGGTACAGCAGCACACGCTCTAGGCGAAATGTCTCTTATTAGTCAGAAACCTCCTGAAACTTATTCAGGCGTAGAGGTTGAAGGTTTTATTGTCGATGAGGAGATGGCTGAACATGTCTCGACCTATGTCGATTTCTGTAATACACACGGTGGTGAAAAACATTACGAGCTTCGGGTCGATTACTCCCGCTGGGCTCAAGGTGGGTTTGGTACAGCAGACTGTGTTGCTGTCGATGATGGCGTTCTTAATATTATTGACTTGAAATACGGAACAGGCATAAAGGTATCAGCTCAAAAAAATTCACAATTAATGTTATACGGTTTGGGCGCACTAGAACGGTTCGGTGATCTAGTTGACATCGTTAGCATGACCATAGTCCAGCCGCGGCTCGATCACATAGATACCTTTTCAATACGAGTAAAAGATTTATATAAGTGGGGAGAGGATGTTGTACGCCCTGCAGCTCTTGCCACTTTAAGCACTAACCCTGAGTTCAACCCCTCTGAGAAAGCGTGCCGATGGTGCAGAGCCAAGCCTGTATGCCGAGCACTTGCCAAACACAACTACAACCTCACGTTATCTAATTTCGACAATTTAGATGAGCCCCTATTGGTGCAAGTGCCGCACACCCTTACCGCCGATGAGATTGCTAGGCTCATGCCAAAGATGGATGCGTTAATTGGTTGGGCTAAAAGCATAAAAATTCAAGGTGAAAGAATCCTGAGTGATGGCGGTATTTTAAGTGGTTACAAACTGGTGACAGGAAGATCACAAAGAAAATGGCGTGATGAAAAAACCGCAGAAAAAAATTTAATCAAACTTCTAGGTGATGAAGCTAGAACTTTGAAGTTAGTTTCACCAGCTCAAGCAGAAAAATTGTTGGGCCGGTCGAGAGCCGCGGAGGTCACCGACCTTTGCTACAAACCCGATGGCAAACCAAGCTTAGTCC